CATTATCACCAAAAACTTGGCTGTAATATACAGAATACTGTACATATATATTATCTCTATTAGCTAAAGTAAGATCTAAATCTAAATTATCAATTAAGAAAAATACTGAACTACCATAAGCTGGATCAGGAAGAAAAGGTAGTGTTCCTGTATTAAGAACATCAATAATACCACGGGGAGTATCTACTGTTACAGTATTAGTAATTGCCATGTCTAACTCATAATGTTTAGTATTACCAATATTACCTGATTGTACTGCATCATTTAATGTCATTGCTACAGTAAGATACTTATCATCTCTTTTAGTTGATGGTGCACCAACTGCAATTAGAGATCCATCTGGAGGTGTAGTAGTTACACGCTTTGCTTTAATCCAGGAAATAAAATTTAAAATGTCCATAATGCATATATATTTAAATACCACAGACTTATTTTATCTGTGGTAGTTTAATTAAATTTATTTATAAAGTTCTTTTACTCTAGTAACTACATCTGCATCAGTCCATTCACCAATTGCATCATATGCATCTCCAGTCCATAGAACTAAGACACCTACTTCTTGCGTATATGCTTTTACTTCTTTTCTAGAGTTGCTATCTATAACTTCTTCAATTGTTATTTCTTCAATAGTTCTTTTTAACTCTTGAACTATAACTACTTCTTTTGGTGTTTCAAATGTGATTTTCATAATATGTTTTTATTTATTTATTAAAGTCTTACTGCCTCTATGGCAAAAGTTGTTTGATTATAATATAAGTATGTACTTCCTGATACAGCTCCATTAGGAATACTGATAGCGGTTGTTGCTGCAGTTCTATTTGTATAAGAAGGTAAAGAACCATTAGCAAAAACTGTTTGTCCTGATAGTGTTCCTCCTTTATGTGCTTGATAACCAAATGCATTTACATTATCACCTGTAGAGTTCATTCCTGCTTCTTTTCCTAAGAAGTTACAAGTGTTTGCGGTAGTTGCACCACTTCCAGCATCCACCCCTATAAAGTTAGAAAAATAAGCACTAGCAGCCTGAAACCCAGCACGAGACCCTAAGAAATTTGAAAAGAATGCATTAGTTGCAGCATAACCAGTATATACACCTAAAAAGTTAGAAGTGTCGGCACTAGTTGCATTTTGTCCTGCTTGTGGTCCTAAAAAGTTAGAATAATTGGCATTAGTTGCATTGTGTCCTGCATAATAACCTAAAAAATTAGATAGGTTAACATTTGAATTTTTTCCTGCAGCTGTCCCAAAAAAGTTTGAATGCCCAACATTATTGCTATCATAGCCCGCAGTTTGCCCTAAAAAGTTTGAATTATACGCAGTACTTGCACTACCAGTTCCTGCTTGGTCACCTAATACAATATTATTATCAGGACCTACTGGTCCAGCTAATGGAGTAGTAGAATATAATGATGTACCATTAACTCCTATTGCTGATGCTGATGCAGCTAACAAATCTTCAACGGTTATTACACCTGTTAAGTAACCATCATCTCTGCGGTCATCTTTTATTCCTACTGGTATAAGAGATTTAGTTGGATCTACAGAGGTTACTTGACGTTTACCTTTTACCCAAGAAATAATATTTAAAATATCCATGACTTTATTTTTATATTTAATTATATAATATAATATACATAATAATAATATAAAAACAAAATCCCAGATTAATTATCCGGGATTTCCTTACCTAACTCATCTAGTAAGTATTGCATGATACAGTGCAAATATAAATAAAAAATCCCAATAAGAATTAACTTATTGGGAAATCTTCAGCCAGCGAAAAACTGAGAACAAAAAAGGAGTTGCAATATTAGATATAATATTTTAATTAATAAACCTTTTACCTTTCTTTTTTCTAACTTTTTTTGTTTTAACTAAACCACGTCTTGCCTGTTGTCTATGTTTTATCATTGTATTTTTCATTCTTGCATCCTCTGCCATTACAGTTCTTTCTCTATTACCTAGATCAGAATTGTGAGTCCTACCTTGATTATAGTTAGGACCAATAATACGGGGAGCGCAGGAACACAATAATAATACAAGCAACAAACATTTCATTTTTTCAGTTCAGCAATTCTTCTTTTTAAATACACTTCAGCTTTTTGCAGATCCTCTAATTCTTTAGTAGCATCTTTTTTACCTGCTCTTGCAATATACTTAATTACATTACCTAAGTAAAAGTCTTTATCTAGTTTCCATGCTTCAAGTACATTGAATACTTCATAAGTACTATCAGCTCCTCCATAATGAGAAGGTCTTAGTGCGGTACTAGGTAAGTTTACTGCTGTAGGTTTTTTTCCTGCAAAAGGATCTTTTCCTACATAAGGACTTGGTGTAGTTTTCCTGATATAATCATTATACATTTCTTGGTTTTTATTTGCAGCAATCTCAGCCATAATTTTCAAACTCTTTTTATATGTACTTGTTGTCTCAGGTTTTCCAACCATCCTTTTATAATCATCACAAACTAAAGGCTTCATCTTACCAAACAATTGCAACGTCATACTCACTAAGCATAAGCTTGATAGTTTTATCTACTTCAATAACTTCTGCTCCTTTAATTGCTGCAACTGAAATATAAACTGAATCACCTGCTGTTACAGTTTTAACTTCTTCACCTACTGCAAACACTTCTAAACGTGTCCACTGTTTCATTGACTCTTGTTCAATGTGTGCTTTGTCTGCTTCACTCAATTGGATAGCTGACTCTTTCATCTCTGGTTGATTAACCAATACTCTTCGTCCTTTTAGGCTCTTAAATGCTGTACTCATGATTCTTGTTTTTTATTATAACTTAACATTTCTACTTTCAACTTTGGATAACTGTTATAGCCAACCAAACTAAAGTCCTGTAAAGATAGTGAATTTATTACACTATTAAAGTTTAAAGTTGAAGGATTATCTAAAAAAAGTTTAAACTTAGATTTATCAATTACAAGTTTACTTTCTCCATATAATTCAGGATCTCTAAACATTAACTCTTTAGCTACCTCAATTTGGTTATCATATATATGGACATTCTTTAACTCTCCAATAACTGCTGCACATTTATATCCCGTCATTATCTCTAACACTTGAGCAAGGGTTGCATAGAACATTATGTTAACGGGAGTACCCAAGAAAAAATCTGTAGACCTTTGACTCCATACAAGATTGAATGTGTAAGTATCTTTTACAGGTTGACATATAATCTGAAAAGAATAATGACACGGAGGCAAACACATATCAGGAAGATCTGCGGGATTCCAAGAGTTAACGATTAATGATGTTGACATAGGAGTTTTAATCATGGAAGAAACAAGCTTATATAACTGATCAACTCCATTGGCGTTTCTCCACTGATGAGAATAGATCTTACCCATGTCATAAACTTTTGATACAGATGCATCCTTGTAGTCTTCCTTATTTGATTTCCAACCTTCATATAAATAATTTGCTGCAGCCTCTGAATAGTTATGGAAGTGTGCCCAATCCTTATCCCAGAATCTAACACCCATTTCCCAAAGCTTCCTTATATCAGTAGAACCAGACATAAAGAATATCAACTCAGCTATTGCTCCTTTAAAATAAACCTCTTTAGTAGTCAATGCAGGAAACCCAATACTAGGTCTGCAATAAAGATTGATCATGGATATCTCTATCCTCTCAACTCCTTTTCTATTTGGATCCTGATACTTATATCCTCCATAATAGATTTCTTCTAATATCTTTTTATACTGTCCATCAAATACTGCCATGCTATCTCTTTAAAAAAACAAAGCCCTGAGTTTTTAATTCAGAGCTTTATAACCATCAATCAATTAAATAAAATAAATGAACCGTAAACATCTACATTACGGATATAAAGATAAGTATTTTATACCAATTCTTTATAAAATTTTTCAAATATTTTTTCAGACATTATAGAGAACTGCTCTTCCCAGTCTTGTATAAGATAGTCCCCCCGGTCAACTTTAAATTCTTTACCCCCTATCTCAATCCATAAAGTAGAAAACTTTTTCTGTTTATAATCTAGCATACCTTCAAAGTTTTTCATACCAGCAATCTCAATTGCCATTTTCTCTGTACCATCATATTGCATAGCCTCAATAGTTCTTGGTCTCTCTGTATATAATTTCATCATAACATATTTAAAATACAAATATAAAACAAAATCCCCAGACAGGAGTCTGAGGATCTTCTTACCTAACATAAGTTTTTATGATACAGTACAAATATATATATAATTACTGATACCAGATAACATTCCCCGGTAATTCTTCCTGAGTGAAATACATTAAGAGAGGGACTACGGAATTTGGGGATGATGTATGTAAGAGAAGGAGGTGGACCCTCCATACAACACCCCCACCCCCTCAGCCCGGAGGTGGTACCCCCTATGCTTGCTACGCAAGATAGACCATATTAGAACTGACTTTAATTAAAATTAATTGCTATGAAATATACTAATTACTTTAGATACATGATCTTTGTATCATGTGTATTTCTAGGTGGTGCTGTGGAAGCATACCTAGAGATGCTACCAACACTGTGCGTTTGCTTCAGTGTAATAGGATTTATCTTTTGGTTCGGAGGCATTAGGACCCCTGACTCAGAAAAATATACACCTGAATACTTGAAGAAGTATAAAGGTTGGAGTTAATAACAACATAGGAGCCTAATGGCTCTTATGTTTTTTTCTTGTGACCATCTTATAACTGTTATTAATATTAACTTAAATTTAAAGATTATGTGGTATAATAAAATTATATATGATGAATGTAATAATGAAATAGATAGAGAAAAATATTTTGTTGAGGAATTATATGAATTATATGGAGGAATGGGAAAAGATATATGTGGTAATTATATATTAGAGTTTTGGAGTGAAAATTAATTAAGGGGATTATTCCCCTTTTTTTGTCACCATTTTATAACTATAATTAAAACTTATTATTATGAAAAAAGGAAATATACTTGTTTTTAAAGACAGAGAAGAGGTTATTATAAAAGCCAATAACAATAGAACTACAGGTGAGATTATTACTGATAAAAATACATACAGTACTGACTTTATTAAAAGATGGTTAGAATTTGGCTTTGTTAAGATTAAATAAGGGGTATTATACCCCTTTTTTTACCATTTTATAACTCCTTATAACTTAATACTTTATATTATGACACAAGATGAATACACTCGTATGGAAAGAGAGTTCTACCAAGAACTCTCTGACTTCATCTTTGAAGAGCAAGAAGCCTTTGCTCTTTGGATGATAGAACAAGCGGATATGACTTATCCGTGTGATGATGATGATCTCCCTTTCTAAAGAAAGGAGAGGTCATCTCTCTTTTAGTCAACCATTTTATAACTCATATTGAATAACACAGTTAAATGTTTGTTCTCTACAAGAAGCTTGTACACCTTGGTGCACTGACAAGCTTGCAAGTCAAGTAGAGAAATGATGCAAAAAGTTCCAAAAAGGAGAGCTTTATGTTTAACTTGTTATTCTTTTTTTTAATAAACCATTTTTTAACTGTCATTAAAACTATTTATTATGAAAAATTTAAGTGAAATTGCTATAAAAGCATTTAACCAAGGTTCTGATAACTTTGGTGAAACAGTAACAGGAGAGGTTAAATCACTACATAAAACAGTATACAAAGAAGGTACAATCTTCATTGATACAGATTATGTAGGTTGGGATCATTATTCTTGTACTGTTATGTTGCTTGATGATGGAGACAGTTGTACTTCAGGTGTTGGGTTTTATGTTAAAGATAATGTTATGGACGTATGTTCAGGACATATAGTATTTAGCATACCTGTAACTGATGAAATACAGGAAGAACTTAATCAAGCAGAGATTAGTTTGTTTTAACAATAGGGGGTAATTCCCCCTTTTTTTAACCATTTTTTAACTGTCATTAAATTATATATTATGGAAGAGATTAGATTAGCATTGGAAAAAGCATTAAACAGTACACATTTAATGCGTGGTATCAAGAGAGGTTGGTTATATGCGGGTTCATTTACTATGGGTGAATTAACATATTCATTCTATGGTTCACCTGAAGAGCAGAAAGTTACCTGCCGTTGTATGAATGCGGATAATTATGCTAACCACTATTTTGATATGTTCACTGAATATACTGAGATTGATGGTAGTAAAATCATATCCGTTGTACAGGCTTGAGTACCACAATAACACAAGACTCTTAGAGAGTTTTGTGTTTCCTTCTAAGGCATTAGCCCTTTGGAAGAAGAAGCAACTGATGAGTAATGGATATACTCAAGGTGTGTTTAAAATAGTGTGTGTCAAATGATGCACACTATTTACCCCTTTGGGGACCATTTTATAACTAATAATAATATTAATTTAAATTAAAGATTATGAAAACAATAACGTATAAAAAAAAGATTGAGGTAGAAGCTACTATACCTTTTCCTGTTATCACATTTGTTGCAGAAAAAGTTAGAATACTTGAAGATGGTTACTCATGGAATACTATGGGTTATGTACCAAGATTTGATGGCCTTACTATTGATGGATATCATAAAGTAACAGGTATGTATTGTAATGATATATGGAAAATGCTTGAGAAATATGTCATAGAGACCTATAGTAAAAGCTCAGGTTGTGGTTCAATAGATTGGTATGCATATTCAGGTAAAGACGTTAACTTACCTAAGTTACCTAAGTTAGAGAATAGTAATGGTAATGATGACCATGCTGACTTAGTTGCTATGTTTAAAGACATATAAATATTAAGGGGGAATAACATCCCCTTTATTTTTTACCATTTTTTAACTATTAATAATATTAATTAAAACTAAAGATTATGAATACAGAACTTATAAACAGTATAATTGCTGATCTTGAAAATGATGCTAAGTCAATGATTTCGCATATAGATACTACTAATGATCCATTTGAAACTGGCTACATTAAAGGATATCACGATGCTCTAATGGGTCACGTTCATTTATTGCGTGAGTATATCAGTAATAATGAATAACAAGAGTGGGTTATACCCATTCTTTTTTTTTTGACTGCGTCAGCTTTAACCATTTTAAAACTGACATTGATATATTTATTAACTATTTAAAATTTGAGTTATGAGCAGTTTTTCAAAAACAATTAGCATTTCTGCATTCGCAGAGAAACAAGGTATTTCAGAGTTGAATATCCTTAAGAACCCTAAAACAGGTTCTAATTTCTTGGTAGATGATTTAGGTAACACGTACCGTGTTGCTAAAGACATCCAAGAATTAACTACAGATTTGCAGGTATCCTGGTTTTCACCTGAAGACGGTGATGCATCTTATATGTTGCATAAGAAAGGTGCGGGTGCAGAGGTTGTATCTTCTATGTCCTTTGCAAAAGCTCCTGCTACATTGCACGAGTTCTAATTATATTCCTCTACCTTGATTGGTAGAGGTTTATTATTTTTTTGCTACGCAGCTTTTACCATTTTAGAACTGAAATTGATATAAATTGTTTAACACTAAAAATTAATTATTATGAGCACATTTTCAAAAACACAGTCTATCAACAAGTTCGCATCTGTTAACGGTCTATCTTCAATAGAGATATTGAAGAACCCAAAGACAGGTAAACTATTTGGTACAACAGATACGGGAATAACTTTCCGTATTGCTAATGATATTACTAGTCTATCTGATGACTTAGTAGTTAGTTGGTTTAGTCCTGAAGACGGAGAGGCTAGTTGGATGCTACACCATGCGGGTCAAGGTGCTGAGAAAGTATCTAGTATGACTTTCAAGCCTGTGGCTAAAAGCCTAGATGTAGAGTTCTAGTCCCCTTATACAGTATACTTATGCCTTAATTGGTGTGAGTATACTGTTTTTTATTGTGTTATTACAGTACATATATACTCAGTCAGATGCATTAAGTATATATTAACAGCATATTGATATCATTATAATCAAATTGACAGTACTATCCCGTAGTACATAATCAATATGATTATTATACACAGCGGTCTCCACCGTGTGTAACAAGTAGACTTTGATATTGATAATCAGTCAGTTAACTTTTGGGTATATATATAAATTATACGTGTTAGAGGGTGAGAATGTGATTGACAGAAAAACTATCACCTAAACTAACACTTTAAGTCGGTCAGCTAAATGACTGATACAGCTATACATATAATAAATTATATAGCTAAATACACTAGTCTATACTCTTTACACTATAAATACACTAGTTATAGTATTATGTTATGTATTACTTATATAAAGAGTAATAGTATTATAGACATTAAATCGGGTTTAATAATAATTCAACTAAAATATACAACTATGAAAATCTCAACAATGACATTTGGAGCACAACCTCCTCAGCAAGACCTTAGATACATAAAGTATAAGGCAAGACCAGAGTTTCAAGACTTTGATATGAAAAATGATAAAGGTAACTATGGTACAAGAAGAAGAACTAGACCATGGGATAAATGTTGGTTTAGTAATAAACCTGCACTAATTAATATTACAGTAGAAGAAGCTTGTAAGTTACATCCTTCTTATATGAAATGGGTATATATTAACTTAAACATTAAATGGTCAGTATATAGTATCCAGATTTTTGAAAATTTATAAAACCATTAACTACAGTTCAGCAAAGATACACTGTAAAACTCAGTTGGAATACCTTATTGATATCTAAAGGTTCCTGAATGCTGAATTGTAGTTTTTAATTCAACTAAAAAATATAAACAATGGAAGACTTAACAGTAAGAAGTAGTACAGTACTTAATATATTAGGTATTGAAACAGTAGAACAATTAGTTGCTGCTGAGTTACCTGAAATAGGTACAGTCTTAAAAACATACATGTTCTTTGATAGTATTAGATATACTAGAAAGGTAGATGAAGAATTAAGACAAGTGATTAAAGATAATTACTCTCATCTAAGCAAGTAATTCAAGGGTTGCAACCTTGTGAGAGTACTAAAGTAGAAACAACGTCTCCCCAGTTTCTTGTTCTGTGCACGGGAAGGATTTATAAGGAGCAAGCTTCAACCTGCTAAACGGTCAGAAGGGGTAATCAAGCCCTTCGTTAATGTACCATTTCTACTTCCCAAGGGTAGACAGTTGTAATAGTCTGTTAGACACCAATGAAAGGTGGGTCAAGGATCAGATTGAGGGCTGTTGCGTGTATATACATTACAAGAACTAAGTATGTAGCTCAACTACGTGTAAAGAACTTGGTATATAACCTCATAAACAATAAGAAATAGATGATAAAGCCTGAGAAACTTTAAAAATCTATGACTATTACAACTGAGTACAGAGGGAAATATCCACACTACTGGATTTATCACAAGAGTAGTATCTCAACAGTATCCTTAACAGGACTTGAAGAGGGCTTGTGATTTTACTCTTATGC